CTTCTGCGCAGGCGTCAGGTGCGCAAGCTCGATCACCGGCACCTCGGCGAGCCCCAGCTTGCGTGCGGCCAGCAGCCGGCCGTGACCGGCGATCACACCGTGCTCGCCATCGACCAGGATCGGGTTGGTCCAGCCGAACTCGGCGATGCTGGCGGCGATGCGCGCGATCTGCTCGTCGCTGTGCGTGCGCGGATTGCGGGCGTAGGGGATCAGCGTCTCGACCTTGCGGTACGTGACGGCGAGCGTGTCCAGAATCGGTGCCTCGGAAACGAAGAAGCCCGCCGACGGCGGACCGTGGGCGGGCTGGGGGTGTCGGGGAGAAGGTCTCGGGCTGGAGGGCTGCAAACCGCAAACCCTGCAAACCTCGGTTTGCACCCTGACGCTATCGAAGCGCCGCGCTCGCGCCCCCCGCATGGCTCAGTGCCCAGGAAGGACCCGTGGATGGCCGGGCGGCTTCCTCGACCGTCGCCGCTGTCCAGAAGTTAGCGGGAATACTACCCCTGATCGACCTGCTTTGTTGCACTTGGCGGCGCGCACCATTTTGCATCTAACCCAAAACCACGAGCCGATGCGGCACGCATTCATCGGCGTTGTGAAATGCTTTGGACTTCTCACCTATCGCCCGTGGCATTCAGCCGATCGACCACCACCCCCAGCGCCCGCTGCCACCGCCGCCAGGCCGTGGTGCGGTCGCAGCCAAAGCGCGCGCAGACGTCGCGCCAGCGGTGGCGCTCGGCGCGCATCCACACGAGGTGACGCTCCTCCTCCTGCAGCCACTGCACCCAACGCATGGCCTCGAGCATGCGCTCGATGGCCTCTGGCGCGGGCGGGAAGCGCCGGATCGGGGCCTCCGCCCCAAGCGTCTCCCAGGGCATGCGCCGAATCGCCGGCCAGGTGTTGAAGTAGCCCTGCACCCGAACGGGTGGCAGGCGGTGCGCGGTGATGGCCGCCTCCCGGAAGCGCTCGGCCACCTGCTCGATGGTCCACTCAGCCATGGCGCGCCTCCCGGGTTTCATTGCGTGATCCGTACAGCCGCTCGCCGATGCGGCGGATCAGCTCGCGCTCTGCCCAGTCGAGCCGTTCATCGTCCAGCCCGACGACGAGCACGCGCAGCTCGCGCCAGCCCTGGCGCTTGACGGCTTCCACGTCCATCGGCTCGGGCTGCAGGCGTGCCAGCGGGCCACGGTAGCGAGGGGTTGGGATGTGCATCTCAGACCTCCTGCACCGCGTCGTGGCGGTCGATGGCCCAATGCAGCAAGGCCAGCGCATCGGCCTCGTTGTCGTCGGCGGGGGTATGACCGCGGGCGCGGGCGGCGGCCAGCATCGCGTCTTTGCGGGCATTGCCACGGCCTGTGGCGTGCTTCTTGATCGTGCCCACTGGCACGCCCTGGTAGGGGATGCCGTGGTGCTCGCACCAGGCCGTGAGCGTGGCGAGGAACCCGCCGTAGGCGTGCGCGGCGTCGGTCGAAACGTGGCGGCGCACCTCCTCGAAGTACAAAAACTGAATTTCAGAAACCGATTGCTGAATTTCAGCAATCCAGCGGCGGAAGCGCAGGAAGCGCATGCCGCCGCCTTCGAAGCGCTGTGGGCGGAAGCAGACGGCGCCGCTGGTGATGTGGCCGGAGCCGTCGCGCAGCGCCCAGCCGGTGGTGGTGCCCAGGTCCAGGGCCAGGATCGTGGAGATCATCGGTTCATCCTTTCATCGGTGTCCGGTGACCGAAGGTGGCCGACGTGCCGTTAATTGGCTCTCACCTGCGCGCGCGCACGTGTAGAGGAATTACCGGCAAGCCAGTCACCTTCGGTCACCCTTGGGGCTTTAGTCGTCGCGGTATGGGAGCCGTGCGCCGTAGTCCTTCGGCTTGAGGGACAGTCCCGCCAGCCCCTTGGTGCCCCCGTGCAGCCGCGTGCGTTCGAAGCCGCGGTTGGCCAGTTGCTGTGCGAGCCAGCGGCTCGTGCCGACGTACTCGCCCCTGCGGCCGGCCCACTCTTGCCAGCGCTGGAACACGTCGGCCACGGCCACGCGGGCCTGCGGGTGGCGCTGCGCCTCCTCGTCAAGGAAGTCGCCGATCGCGTCCTCCTCCTCGAAATACTCGGCGGTGGCCGACATCACGCTGGCCGGGGGCTGTAACCCTTCGCGCTGCCAGGTCAGACACCCCTCGACCGCCCAGGCCATGATGCCGTCGCGCTCGGCCTGGAGCTTTTCGGTGAGCCGGCCATCGCGCTTGTCGGGCGGAATCGTCACCGTGAACGGGATCAGGTGCAGCCGCCGCTTCATCGCCTCGTCGATGTTGCGGATCGCAGGTTTGTGGTTGCCGACGATGACGGGCTTGAACTGGGGCGTGTAGGTGAAGAAGTCTTTGTGCATGAAGCGCGCGGCGATGCGGTCTCCGCCGGTGATGGCCTTGACCTTGGATTCGGCCCAGCGCCTCCCCTGCTCGGTCTCGATGGCGGAGACGAAGCGCGCCCCGCGCAGGCCCGCGAGGTCCGTGGGATGGCGCTCATGGCGTGTCTCGACGAACGTCTCCATCGAGGCGGTGGCCGCGTAGTCGCCCAGGATCGTGGCCAGGGTGTTGACGAACACGCTCTTGCCGTTGGCGCCGGTGCCGTAGAGGAAGAACAGCGCATGCGCCGCCGTCGAGCCGGTGAGGCAGTAGCCGACCATGCGTTGCAGATACGCTTGGAGTTCGGCGTCGCCGCCGGTCACGTCGGCCAAGAAGGCCCGCCAACGCGGACAGTCGCCGCGTGGCGTGGCGGTGGCGAGCTTGGTCATCCGATCGGCGCGCGCGTGCGGGCGCAGCCGCCCAGTGCGCAGATCGACCACGCCGCCCGGGGTGTTGAGCAGCCAGGGATCGGCATCCCACTCGTCGGCCGTGGAGGCATGCCGCCGGTCGGTGCGCGCCAGCCGCTCCACGCCGCCCACCGTGCTGCTCGCGGCGAGCTTGGCCGCGAGCCGATGCGAGTCGGCCTTGAGCGCGGCCTCGCGGCAGATCGCGCGGATGAGGTGGTGCACCAGCAGCGTCTCGTCCACCTGCCAGCGCCGGCCGTCCCACACCAGCCACTTGCCCCAGGCTGAGCAGTAGCGCCAGTCCTCGGCGTAACGGGCGGTGAAGGTGAGCGCCAGGGCGTCGTCGGTGGCCCAGACGGAGGGCTCTTGTGTGGACTGTCCGCTGGCGGGCTTGATGCTCATCCGTGGGCCCGCGGCGATGAAGGCGGCGACGTCGAAGCCTTCGGCCGCGGCGTCGGCCACATCCCACCCTAGGGGCTTGTCGTCGGGCGGCAGCAGCACGTCGCAGGTGGCGGCGCCGGCGGCGAGTGCGGCCTGCGCGGCGGCCATCGCATAGTCCCAGCCCGGCTTGTCGCGGTCGGGCCAGATCAGCACGGCCTTGTCTTTGAGCGGTGACCAGTCGGTTTTCTCGACCGGGGCGTTGGCACCGTTCATCGCCGTGGTGGCAGTGATGCCGGCGTCGATCAAGGCTTGGGCACACTTCTCGCCTTCGACGAGCACGACCTCAGTGGCATTCTTGATGCCTGGCTGGTTGTAGAGCGGGCGCGGCTCGGGCGGGGCCATCCTGCGGCGGCGCGCGTCCCAGGGACGGAACTCCTTCTTGCGCCCGGGTGGGTCGTAGCGGTAGACGACGGCAATGAGCCGCCCGTCGGCATCGAGGTAGTCCCACTTGGCGGTGGCGGGGCCCAGATCGTCGGTCGGGATTTCCTTCTTGCGGCGCTTGCGCGCCGCTGCGGTGGGGACGCGGCCGACGAGGTCTTCGGCCAGATCGAGGATGCGGGCAAAGTCGCGCTCGGCATCGAGGCCGTGGTGGGCGGCGATGAGGTCGAAGACGTCTCCGCCCTCGCCGGTGGCGCGGTCGGTCCACAGGCCCGCCTTCTCGCCTGCGAGCACCACTTCCAGGCTGTCGCCGGGGCTGCCCAGCACGTCGCCGATGAGGAACTTGCCGCGGCGGGTCCGACCGGCGGGCAACAGGGTGAACAGCAGCGGTTCGAGGCCGGCCAACAAGGCCGCACGGATCTGATCGCGCTCGGCATCGCGGTTGCGCTGCAGCACGGCAGTAGGGTCGTTGAAGTCGATCATTCGCTCCCCTCGACTTCGTCCTTTTGTAGCGCATCCCGCTTGTGCGCAGCCGTGCTGCAGGCCGCCCAAGCCGACAGTTCAGACAGCCGGTAGCGAACGAGACCGCCCAGCAGGTAGTGCGGGATGCGGTAGCGGTTGCGCATCGCCGGATCGGCAAACCAGTAGTACGGCAGCCGCAGCGATGCGGCCGCTTGCTTGGCGTCGATCATCGGTTCGACGCCACCCGTGAATGGCGCGACCTGGCTCATGCAGCCCTCCAACACCGGTCCTGCCAGGGGCACATCCGGCATTCGACGTGGGTGGGATCGGCGAAGCCGCGCTGCAGCAGTTCGCCGGCGTCGGTGGCCGAGATCACTTTGACGGCGCGATCCGACATGCGCTGCGCAAGCCCAGCGTCGAACGGGACCCGCTCGGCGTAGAGCTCCATCGTGTCGGCGTTGACCGCGGTGAACAGCGCCGGGTGCTCGTGCAGGCCAAGGTAGGCCTGGTAGACGGCCACCTGCGCGGCGTAGATGGGCTTGGCCGCGGCCAGGCGGTGCTTTTCGAGCTCCCGCCAGGACTTGGCGCTCAAGGCTTTGTTCTCCCACAGCGCGGGATAGCCAAAACCTGGGCCCAGATCCGGTCCGGCAACGAGGATTCCGTCGACATGCCCCTGCAGCCGCCCGTCCAGCGCCGAGAAGCCAAAGGGCTTGCCCGCGTCGTCGCGCGTGCGCAGATCGAAGCCCGCGGCGCGCAGCCAGGCGGCCATGCAGTCCTCCATCACATGGCCGCGCTCGAAGATGCGCAGCAGGCGGCCGTCGGTCTCGCGGCCCGGATCGACCGGCGCGTCCGCGAACTCGTACTGAAGTTGCCGCTCGCAAGCCGCCCCCAGGCGCGAAGCGCCCAGGTAGGTGCGGCGCGGCTGCGCCGAGCGGGCTTGCTGCAGCCCGGCGTCGATCAGCGCCGTGATCTGGCCCGAGAAGCTCTTGCAGGCGTTGAAGTCCATCATCGCCGCGCCTCCTTCCGTGGCGCTTTGGAGGTCGACTCCGGCTCCTCCCACGGCAGGTCGTCTTCCAGATCCGCGAAGGGATCGGACACGGGGTCTTTGAGCCCGCGCACCGGCGGGTACTTGCTCGCCTCGTGGTGCGCAACCATCGCCTCGGTGTAGCCGGTGACGATGGCGTCGATGACCTCGAGCGCCTCGGCCTCGGAATACGCGCCGAGGGGCTTGTCGAAGCCGATGGCCTCGGCGGCCGCGCCGAAGGCCTTGAGGCACTTTCGCATCGCGGCCCGTTCGACGTCAGACGGATCGATCATCGCGACCTCCCGCTTGTCGATGCGGCCTTCCTGCACCCGCAGCCAATGGCCGTAGAGCGCGTGAAACGCACCCTGGCAGCGCCGCGAGCAAAACACCCAGTCGATCGGATAGCGCCGGGCGTCGCCCACCGGATGGCGAAGGTCCGCGTGGCCGTAGCCACGCGCCTGTCGTTTGCAGACCCAGCATTTCACACCCCCTCCTCGAGCTCATCGAGCAGCAGGCCCAACTGCAGGGCAGCGCCAGCAAAGGCGGCCTCGCAGCGGCGCTTGAAGTCGGGATAGCTCATCGAGCTGCGCGCAATCGCCGTAACCGCGTGAATCTGCGATTCCAAATGCGCGAGTCCCTGATCGGACAGCCACTGGTGGTGCTTCTGCGAGATGCCCTTGCGATTGCGGATCTCATCCAGCAGCTCCTTTGGCAGCACCGGCCCATAGACCCAGCGCAGCGTGATCTGGCCAACGACGTGCGGTGGGTTCTGGTCGTGGCCCTGGTACTTCCAGCCGAACAACCGATAGATGGCGCGGTAGTAGTCCGGGTGGAAGCGGCGCTCCCACGATGCGCAGGACTGGCGCAGCAACTTGGAGATCAGCTCCTGCAGCGCGTGCGGCGCACGGTGGTGCTGGTAGCCCGTGGCCTCGTCGATGAGAGCGACTTCGCCGGTGGTGGCCAGCGCCGAGAGAATCTTTCGGCAGTTGGGGACGATGTGCTGCCGCTTGGCATGCAAACGCCCCTGCAGCGCTGCTTCGATGATGCCGAGCGCGACATCGCTCAGGATGCCAGCCGGGAAGAACGTGCCGATCTGGCCGGACGGCAAGCGCACCTTTGCGTACCCTTTTTTCTCGAATACTGACAATGAGTTAGCGGCGAATTCACGGATCAAGGAACCGATTTGCGTACCCGGGCTTTTGTCCCGCAGACCCAAGGCGCGAGCCAGTTGGCGCTGGACATAGCCGCGCTCGCCGGTGGTTAGCACGACCGCCTCGCAGTCGAGATCGCCAAAACGCACGACGCCGTAGTGGCTGGCCGTGAGCATGGATGCGTTCATAACGGCCTCCCTCACTGTGCCCAGGACGGTTTGCCCGTCACGGGTGCGCGTTGCCCCGCCGATTGGTAGGCGGGCACTGCCTGCGCCGGACTGCCAGAGGTACCGCCGCCTGGATTGCCCTTGGGGGCTACGCCCATGTGCCGCGTGTAGTCCGGGTGGTCGGGCTCGACGGCGCTCTTGACAACGTTCTTCAGTTCCCCGCGGCCGTCCTTCTCGATGTCGATGCGGGCGAGGAACTCGATACCGTCGAGCTCATGGAAGCCCTGGATGCGCCGTGCAGCCACCGCCTGCGGCCCGTTGTCCTGGGGATGGACGTGGCGGGCGCTGTTGAGCACGGCGCGGATGAAGCTGCGGCCCATCTGGCCCCAGGCCGGCCCCTTCGGGGAATGCAGGCCGATGTTGCTCCAGAGCTTGCGGCGGGCGTACTCGCCCTCCAGCACCACGAACTCGGCCGCCAGATACACCGAGCCGGTCTCGAAGCTCTGCGTGGCCCAGCCGCCCGTCCAGCCCTGCGCCGGGTCGTCGTAGCCCCCGGGCTTGAGGGTCATGCGCACATGGGCGAGCGTGCCCTTGGGGATGAGGTCGTAGCTTTGCTGCTGCTGCGCGTCGTTGAAATCGGTCCAGGTGGTCATGGATCACTCCTTGAAGGCGGTGGGGGATGGCGGGATTCGAGAGGCGGCGGCGCACTTGGCGATGAGCGCGGCCAGGTTCGGCGGCTCCAGCAGTTCGAGCTGGCCGCTTCTGTCCTTGGCGGGATAGCCGTACGGGTTGACGGTGTGGCAGACGAAGGCGCGGTAGCTGCTGCCGTCCTCGGCCTTGATCTCGGCCAAGGTGATGACTTCATCGACGATGCCGGGGAGTTCCGCCGCGGTCTTGGCGCCCTCGATCTGCGGCACGAAGGCTTTGCGGTTGAATTCATCCAGACGCTCGTCGAGGATGGCCACGAACACGACGTGCTTGCCGCGCGCGTGCTGCAGGTGGGTCAGCGCCCCGATGAGCTCCGAACCGAGCAGGCCGTAGGCGCCCCGGGTGTCGGGCTTGCCGGTGCGCTCGCTGTAGGCCTGCGGCTGGGTCTTGGCCCAGACGAGCGCCAGGCGTGCGAGCACGGTGATCGAGTCGACGAAGTAGGTGTCGTACTTGGCCAGTTGCCGGGGATCGCCGTAGCGCTCGCACACCGCCCGGTAGTGCGCCTCGGAGTACGGGGCGTCGGCAGGCAGCGCGGGGTTCGGGCCGGCGAGGAACACCACCAGGTCGCGAAACTCCGGCCAGGTGGCTGGCCGCACGCAGTCGCCACGCCAGTCCTTGACGGCCAGATCCCCGGCCTCGAGGTCGACGAACAGGGTCGATCCTTCCGACAGCGTCTTGAGCTGGCTGGTCTTGCCGATGCCGCTCTTGCCCAGCAGCACGAGCTTGACGCCCTGCTTCTCGGCAAGGCGCTGATCGGCGCTGATGATGGGAAGCGCCATCACGCCACCTCTTTCAGTTGCTTGGCGACAGGGGTCGGAATTGAATTCCGAGCCTTTTCCTTCGGTTCGGTGCGCATGGATCACTCCTCCGAGACGAGCGCCAGCCGAAACGCCGGCTTGCCGGGCTTGACGGTGCGCGCGGCCTCGAACTGCGCGCGCAGCGCTGCGGGCCAGGCGTTGAAGCGCGACTCGGATACCGAGTACTCGACGTCGAGGTAGTCCTCGACGCGCTCGCCGGCAGCGGCGATGCGCCGGGCCATCTCCGACAGGCGCGCCTGGTCCCAGGCCACGCGCTTGGGGAGATCGACCGTCACGCGAAGCGGCCCGTCGTTCAGATGCACGACGCCGAAGTCCTTGCCGGCCGCCAGGCGCTCGGCGCGGGCCTGCTCGCCGTAGGCGGCATCCAGCGCAGCGTCGAACTTCGCGCGCGCCTGCTTGAGCCATGCCAGCGCTTCGTCCAGGTGGCGGCTGATCTCGGCCTTTTGCTCGGGCGGCAAGGCCGCGAGCTGGCCGATGGACATCGCCGCGATGTCGGCGGGGTAGAGGGTGAGGTCGTTCATGGCCGCGCTCCTCACTGGTACGCCCGCAGCGAAGTCGAGTAGCGCGCCACGCGCCGCTCATAGGCCTCGATGTCTGCGATCAGGTAGGTGACCCGGGCGCCGACCTTGCAGAAGACTGGGCCCAGTTGCTCCTGCCGCCAGCGCCGCAGGGTGTGGACGGACAGTCGCCAGCGGGCGGCGAGTTCGAACTCGTTGAGCGCGACCGGTGTCGTGCCTTCGGGGGGTGCCGGATAGAAATTCCGGGTGGATCGAACAGATGCAGGGTCTTTCTGCATGGCGGGGCTCCTTTTGTTTGGGAGCCCTCATTGAATGGCCTGGCGCTTTAGGCTTGGGCGAGCGCTTTTTAGGCGTTCACTAGGCGCGGCCCGACCGGTGGCGGGCCGGAAACGCTACTTAAGTCATTGATGTTTATGAATTTCTCCACCGTGTTTCGATTATTGCGATTTCGTTTGTTTCGTATATAATGCCGCTGTCGCATCCGATCCGACCGGGAGAGCCCCATGACGACCCCTGCCATTCCCAAGGCGCTGCCATCGGCCGAGGACATCGCGCTGGCTCGGGAGTCCTCGCGCGTGCTGTCCACCGTCCTGCAGACGCGTGCGCAGATCCAGCAAATCGACTTTCACGACGACAAGGGCGCGGTGCGTTCGGTGACGCTGCCGACATCGGCACTGCGCCTGCTGCTGGACGTGCTGACCGAGATCGGCCAAGGCAACGCGGTCACCCTCATTCCCATCCACGCCGAGCTGACAACGCAAGAAGCGGCCGACCTGCTCAACGTCTCGCGGCCCTTCCTCGTGCAGCTGCTGGAAAAGGGTGAGATCCCGTTCCACAAGATCGGCACGCACCGGCGCGTGCGCTATCAGGACGTGATCGCCTACAAGCACCGGATCGATGCCGAGCGGCGCAAAGCCCTGGATGAACTGGCGGCCCAGGCCCAGGATCTCGGCATGGGGTATTGAGGCGGATGAGCTCGCACTTCACCGTCATTTACGACGCCTGTGTGCTCTATCCGGCGCCGCTGCGCGACCTGCTCATGCACCTGGCGCTGTCGGATCTGTACCGGGCGCGCTGGAGCGACATGATTCACGATGAGTGGACGCGCAACGTCCTGGCCAAGCGCCCCGATCTCACCCAAGACCAGCTCGAGCGGACACGCCGGCTGATGAACGCCCACGTCCGCGACTGCCTGGTCACCGGCTTCGAGTACCTGATTCCCTCGATCGATTTACCCGATCCGGATGACCGGCATGTGGTGGCGGCCGCCATCCACGCCGGCGCCAGCCTGATCGTGACCTTCAACCTGCAGCATTTCCCGGCCGAGGCGCTCAAGCCCTACAACCTGGCGGCTCAGCATCCGGATGATTTCATCGTCGATCTATTGGATCTGCAGCCGGCCCGGGTGCTGGAGGCCGCGGCCCGCCACCGGCGATCACTGAAGAACCCGCCCAAGACGGCGGACGAATATCTGGACACCCTGCTGGCGCAGGGGTTGACGCAAACCGTGGCGGTCATGCGCCCATGGATCATGGCCATGTGAGGGCCTGAGGCGTTTTTCGGGAGGGAGCGTGGGCAAGAAGACCCTGACCAACGTGCACTGCCTGCTGGAGTTGATGGACAAAGCGCCAGCCCATGTGCTGAAGTCCTTCAGTACCTTGCCGGAGTGCCAGGCACTGGCCCGAGGATTCGACTGGTCGCAGGACGCAGCCGGACTGCCACAGGCGCTCGCCGAACACATCAAGCACCTGCGCAAGGAGCAGTGCGCACCGGCCGAGCGCGAGGCACTGCGTGTGCTGCGCCTGTCCACGCCGCGCAGCGCGGCTGTGCTCTCAACGGTGGCCGAGCAGCTCTATGACGAGGACCTGATCGCGTGTTTTCGGGGACAGGACGGCGGCGAGGTCGGGCGTGCGGTCTGGATGCGCACCCACTCGGACGACACGGCCAAGCTGTTCGATACCGCCGAGTCCATCGTCAACACCCGCGACCTGCGCGGCAACAAACGCCTGCACGACGCTTTCGACGTGCCCGGCGAGGCGCCGCCCTTCCTGTGGAACGACGGCATCAAGAAGGCCTTGGAATCCCAGCTGACCTCGGCCATGCGGCTGGCCGAACCCTGCGAGGTCATCCACGTCGCGCTGGAGGAAGACCACAGCGGAACGCCCCACACCACGCACTACCTGGTCGTGCGCTTTGCCGGCGAGCAGGTGGCAGCGGTGGAGATGCGCAACCGCCAGCGCAAGAGCTTCTTCTACTTCCCAGCGCGCGACGCCACCCTCATCTACGCGCCGCACCGCAAGATGCTCGAGGTCTATGCCGCCACCTTGACCACCCGCGCGCCACTGGCCAATGTGCTGTCCAAGCACGGCTTCAAGGCGCCGCTGTCCAACCGGCCGCTGGACCGCTCACGCTACGATCTTTCCCGCTTTGCTCGACCACTCAAGGATGAGAAGCCTCGGCTGGACGGCGCGAAGGTCGAGCGGCTGTACCTGGCGGAAGCCAAGGCACTGCTCGGTCACGCCACGGATGCGGTATCGCTGCATATCGACAGCGGCGCGGAACTGCACGAAGTGATCGCGGCGTGCTGGGGCGACCATCCGTTTTCTCATCCGGGCATGCTGCTGGGCGTGACCTTGGTCGCCGAATTGGTGTTCGAGGGCGAGCTCCATGTCACCCCGTTGGCTATCGTGCTGGCCGACCCTGGGCGTTGCAGCCTCTCGGGCGAGAAGGATGAGCGCCTGCGCCGTGTGGGTTTTCAGCTGCTCGAAGCCCTTGGGGTGCGTCGGCCACTGCATCCCGGCTCCGGCCGGGACGACCCGGCCCTCCTTGCGCAAGTGGCCCGGCTCCTGGAGAACGCGACCAGTCCGATGGATGGCTTCGCGCTGGCCAAGCTCGGCATCGACATCACACGGCTCGAAGACGAGGGCATCCTCATCGAAGGCGACCGCATCACCGAGATGACCATCCCGTTGGACGATGGTCCGCCGATGACGTTGACGCTCGAGCGCTGCGTCGACGCCGACCAGGTTCGCTACCGTGACCCGCTCACTGGCAACGACGTTGTCTTGCCCGCCCGGCACGCCCGAAGCTGGAAGGTGCGGCTGGACTGGCTGCGCGAGGAACTGGTCACGGGGCTGGGATCTGCACTCAAGGCCGTTCGCGGCCAACAGTTCGACGCGGACGACCCGGTGTTTCTTGGCGAGATGGCGATCGATGGCCAGGCCGTCGCGATCTACTTCGCATCCCGATTGTCCCACCCGCGCAAGTTTGCCAAGGTGGACGCCGCGCTGCGCCTGCGCCCTCGGGGGGTGGCAGGGGTGGTCCTCACCACGGCTTCTGCGCCATATCCTTTCGCAGGAACCAACGTCGTGATCCCGATCGAGGACGTACTGGCCGATGGCAGCAGCAGGACGGCCATCGACCTCGAACGGCTGAAGGTCGCCTACCGCTACCAGCAGCAGGCGGCGATGGGAGGCACGGCGGTCGCCCTCAAACGCTCGCCTGACGGCCATTCGGCAACGCTGTATGTCCCGGGTAAGCCGCCCTGGCAGGTCACTGGCAAAGGACGAATCACCGTCTTGCAGCGGCTGGTGGAGGCATTCCTCAGTGGCTCGCCTCACGTCAATACGAAGCAGCTGATGGACGGCATCGGCTGCACGTCACCGGCCAACCTCTTCACCGGCAAGCACTCGCCGTGGCGCGACTACATCGAACGCGTGCCTGGAACGCGGGCATGGCAGCTCAAGCTAACGTCGCTCGATGTCGTGATCATCGATGACAGCGAGGCGGACGAGGCGACCGCCGAGGCCGTGAGCGAAGAAGCCTGACATCCGCAAGGCCACGCCACGCAACACCTGTCCGATTAATCGGCGTTGCGATCCGCTTCGGACATCTGCACTCATCATCCCTGACGGTTTCGATTCCTTGGAGCCGTCATGAAGAACCTCGAACTGCCTTCTCCCGCGGACATGAGCGCTGCCGCTCGCGCGGGTGAGATCACCTCCATCCTTGCGGCCGCCATCGTCCGCACTCGTGTCGCGTCAGCGCCAACGCAGCGAGAAGTTGACCTTGGCTGTCTGCCCGACCAGCGCGTTCATACAACCCCCTCTCTACAGGAGCCGTTGTGATGAACGACATGAACGACAAGCACGCCAGCGTCGCCGCACGGATTGCCGAACTGGGCCACCTGCCGATGGCCGAGCTCTGGACGCTCTGGGATCGGTACTTTGAACGCCGCCCGGAGTTTCCGAACCGCACGCACGTCGAGTCCCGCATCGCCTACAAGCTGCAAGAAGAAGCCTTCGGCGGACTTGCCCCCGAAACGCGCCAGCGCCTGGAGGCCATCGGCGCGAAGCACTCCAAAATCAAACTGCGCGCGCGCCCGCGCAAGTTCGACTTCGCGCCCGGTACTGTGCTGCTGCGCGAATGGGGCGAGCGCGAGCATCGGGTGACGGTCGACGCCGACGGTCACTTCGAATACGAAGGCCGCCGCTTCAAGAGCCTGACCGCCGTGGCGCGGCACATCACCGGCCAGCATTGGAGCGGCCCGCTGTTCTTCGGCCTGAAAGGAGGTGCGTGATGGCGGAGATCGCATCCCCGAAGCCGCGCAAGCGCTGCGCGGTCTACTGCCGGGTGTCTTCGGACGAGCGGCTCGACCAGGAGTTCAATTCCATCGACGCGCAGAAGGAAGCGGGCCATGCCTTCATCGCCAGCCAAAGGAGCGAGGGGTGGATCTCCGTCGCCGACGACTACGACGACCCGGGCTATTCCGGCGGCAACACCGAGCGCCCGGCCTTGAAGCGCCTGATGGCCGATATCCAGCGCGGCCAGATCGACATCGTGGTGGTCTACAAGATCGACCGCCTGACGCGCAGCTTGGCAGACTTCTCCAAGATGGTTGAAGTGTTCGAACGCCACGGGGTGTCTTTCGTCTCGGTCACCCAGCAGTTCAACACCACCACCTCGATGGGGCGGCTGACGCTCAACATCCTGCTGTCCTTCGCTCAGTTCGAGCGCGAGGTCACCGGCGAGCGCATCCGCGACAAGATCGCCGCCGCCAAGAAGAAGGGCCTGTGGATGGGCGGAGTGCCCACCATCGGCTACGACGTGGTCAACCGACAGTTGGTGGTCAACCCCGCCGAGGCGGCAGTGGTGCGGCGGATGTTCGAGGAGATGCTGACCATCGGCTCGCCTACTCAGATTGCGGCACGGCTTACGGCCGAGGGCATCACGACCAAGGCGTGGACGACGCAGGAGGGACGCGTGCGCACCGGCACGCGTATCGACAAGAAGTACATCCACAAGGTGCTGCGCAACCGCATCTACCTCGGGGAGTTGTCGAATCGGGGCCAGTGGTACCCCGGCGTGCATGAGCCGATCATCGAGCGCGAGCTGTGGGACCAGGTCCACGCCGTGCTGGCCCGCGACAGCCACGCACGCTCGGTGGACACCAAGATCCGGTCGCGCAACGACGCACTGCTGCGCGGACTGCTGTACGCGCCCTCGGGCGAACGGATGTACCCCACGTACTCGCGCAAGAACGGCCGCAAGTACCGCTACTACGTGTCGAAGTCGGAGGCGCGCTTCGGGGCGGCGGGCAAGACCTACGAACGCATCCCGGCCGACGAGGTTGAGGCCGCCACCGTCGCGCAGATCAAGACGGTGCTAAGCAGCCCCGAGGCCATCGCCTCGGTGTGCCTGTTCATCCGGAGAAACGGCGCGCCGATCAAGGAGGACGTCGCCGTGATGGCGATGCAGCGGCTGGGGGATGTCTGGGAGCAACTCTATCCGGCCGAGCGGCATCGCATCGCCAATCTGATGATCGAGCGTGTAGACATCGTGCCCGGCGGCCTCAAGGTGAAGTGGCGCGAGCTTGGGTGGAAGGAGCTGATCGGCGAGTTCGCGCCTGACAGCATCGGCGCGGAGCTGGTCGAGATGGAGACGGTATGAACGCGGAGGACACCGGCGCGCTGGAAACCTTTGTGCCGCTGGTGTTCCGGCGGCGCGGCATCCGGCGACTGGCGGTCACCGGCAAGGCCGTTCACGACCCGACGATCATCGAGGCGATTGGCCGTGCGCTTCATTGGCAGCATCTGCTGGACACCGGTGCGTTCGAAAGCGGCTCTGCCATCGCGCGGGCCGAAGGGTTGCACCACACCACGGTCAACGAACTGCTGCGCTTGACCCTGCTCGCCCCGGACATCGTCGAGCGGCTGATGGCGGGCCGCCAGCCACGGCTGCTGGCCCTGATCTGGTTCTTGCGCAATCCCATCCCGGTCGACTGGCAGGAGCAGCGCCGGGTGATCGAGAGTTTCGAGTAG